AAGTTTTAAAAAATCCAGATAAGTTTCCTGATGGAATAATAGAGATTAAAAAAAGATTAGGTTTAAATTATGCAGACGGTGGTCGAGCTGGTTTTAGATATGGTGGAGATACTATGGGGGGACCTAACGATCGATCTATTGGAGGAGAAGGACCAAAAGATTATAGTTCTGATTTACAAACTGCAATAAATAATGCGTCTATTGAGATAGCTCAAGATTACAATCGAAATAATAATCAAGGTGGCGGAGATGATCCAAAAGTTGGTATAACAACAATAGAAACTCCACAATCAAAAAATATAGATCTTGTTACAAAAACAGGATTATTAGATGAAGATGAAGAAAAAAATAATTTAGAAAATTTAGCAATAGGTATTACAAACATGGATAAGGTATTAGCAAACCAACAGAAAAAAGGACAAGCAGATATATTTGCCGAGTTAGGTTTAAAGTACAAAGCAGACGGCGGTCGAGTTGGTTTTAGATTAGGTAAAAGTGTATTTTCAGGTATTGCAAATATGTTTAAAAAAGGTGCTGATGATATAGATCTTGTTAAGCAAGAGGAGACATTTAGAACAGGACCAATTACTGAAAAGTTTTTAGGGGACGTTGATAAAAGAGTTATTGATAAATTTATTAGAACAAGAGACATGGGAGGTCCAGGTGGTTCTGGTCTATACGATAATATTGCTGAGATGCCACAAGGTTTACAAGCTGCAGAATTTATTAAAAGAGTTAGAGTTCCTGGTGAAAACAGAATTGATTATGAAAAAGCAGAAATGTTTATTGGTGGTGGCATAAAATTAACTGGAAAAGAAACTATAGACGAGTTAATTGAAATGTATATAAACGCCATGAAATCATACAAATCACCTTTCAAAGCAGCAAAAGGCGGCCTAGCTAAGATCCTGGAGGTCTAATGGCTAAACAAATTTTAAGCAAAGAAGATTTCGTAAGAATATTTAACGAAGAGTTAAAAAAAAATAAAAATCTAACTTATTCTCAACTTCTTAAAATTATTAACAAGAAATATACTACAAGAGAAGGAAAACCTTTTACTGTTCAAATACTTGCTGACAGAGCTAGGGATGCGGGTTTATCTGGTAAACTTAAAGCTACTAACAAACCCTTAACAATTAATGAAATAAAAAAACTTTCTTCTAAAGAAAATATTAAACTTTATAACAAGGGCGACATTAGTTTAGATACTTTTAGACAAAGAGCTATTGACAAAGCATCTGCTGCAAGAAGAACCCCCGAACAAAAAGCAAAAAGAGCTAAAAGACAATTAAAAAAATACAGACAAGACGTCAAAACAGAAGAAGGAAAAGCTAGAATAAAAGCTAATAGAGTAAGATCTAAAGCAAAAGAATATAAATTAAAAGGAATGGACCCACCAGCTACTACAGCAACAGAAGCTTTGTGGAAAGATATTGTTAAAACTGCAAGAGAAAATCCTGGTGAGGGTAGATTTAGTATTGATTCAGGCCTTAAAAAAAGTATGACTCGAGCAGATTTTTTTAGTGACAATATAAAAATTAAAGACAGTATAACCGGAAAGACTTTTACTTTTGGAAAAGATATTGCTTCAAAAGGAAACCAATTAAAAAATTTTATTAATAAAAATGCAGGATCTTTTGATGTAATTAATTTTCAAGAAACTGTTAAACCTTACCAACAAAAAATGTTTATAAATTCAATACCAGGTTTAAGAAATCTTATTAATAGTCAATTAATTCCTGGATATAATCCGGGACAAACACAAAATGCTTTTACTGTCCAACATAATTTAGGAAGACAAAGAAATCCTTTAAAAGTTAGTTTAGCTTTTCTAGATGATAACGTAAAAGAGTTTAGGGTTAAAGATGCTTTTGAAAAAATTTACAATAACGCTAAAGATCCTAAAACAGGGACTATCAAAGTTACGCAAAAAGTTAAAGATGCTTTTAAAGAATATGCAAAAGGTGTTTCTGAATTAGACACAGTATCTGCACCTTCAGGAGCAACGAGAGGAAATAGAACTTTTGGACAATCATTATCATTAGAGGAAATGTTACGAAAAACAAAAAGTGAAGGAACAGTTTTGCCAAGAGGCGTACTTAAAAAAGTAAAAGATTTTGAATCATTACTTTTAGATTATGCAAAAACTAATAAAGGAAATGTTTGTCAACTTTTTTTAAATAAAGGTGGAAGAGTTGGGTTTGCAAATGGTGGAGCTGGTTGTGTTACCGAAGTTAATGAAGCTTTAAAAACTGATCCTAAAAAATTAGCACAAGATATAAATAAAACAGAAGGTATCGCAAACAAAGTAAAAAACACAGGTACAAAATTTTTAACAGCACTAAAAGAAAATCCAAATATATTACGAGGTAGTCTAGGTAGTAAAATTGCCCTGGGCCTTGGTACCGTAGCCGCGGGTGCTGGAGCTGGTGCATTAGTTAAACAATTTAGAAACGATGACCCGAGTACATATTTAACTAATGAGGGTCAGATGGAAGGAATGATTATTTCTGACGTAGAAGACAGAGGTGAATATGTTGAAAACAATCTTTTATTAGACAATCAATTTAAAGTAGAACTTGCTGGAGCAGCAGCGTTAACTGCACCAATTGCTGGAAAAGTTTATAGAACAGCTAGAGGTGTTGGTGAAGCTGGACCATTACCAGAAGGAGTTGGTAGAACACGAGCAGCTTTAGGATTAAGTAAAGGTGTTCTTGGAAAAGGTTTATGGGCATTAGGTGCACCGATCGTAGCACTACCATCAACAGTTGGTTATATAGCACAAGATGTTAGAGCAGGCAAAGATGCAGAAGAAATTGCAACAAACCCATTAAATTATTTGGGTGCAGCATTTATGAACCCTGCAGTAAAAGCTTTAGGTAAAGCCGGAGCGTCAAGAGGACTATTAGGAATAGCATCATTAGGTTTAGCAGGAACAGCAGCAGGCGCTGTTGCACTACCTGCAATATCAATAGGTGCTGGATTAGCGACACTCGGAACATTAGGTTATCAAGGTTACAAATTATTTACTGGTAAAGATAGAGCAGATGAGGATTTTTTTAGGTAATGAAAAATAAAACACTTGTGATAAATATGCAACACGTCAAATGGAAGGAAATACCACCACTTAAAGGACCTGACTCACAAGGGTTGAATGTTCCTACAAAACAAGCTACAACAATCAAGAACTCGGAGAATATAAATGGCAGATATAGACAAAGCCCTACCAAACGTAGAGACTGAAATTAAAGTACCAGGTGATGACGAAGTTTTGGAGATGGAAAAAGAAACCATCGAAGAACAAGTTGGTCCCGATGATATACAAGTAACTCAAGAAGAAGATGGTGGAGCAACAATTAATTTTGATCCTGAAGCAGTTAATCAACCAGGAACTAATGGACACTTTGACAATTTAGCAGAATTATTACCAGAAGAAGTTTTGGGTAAATTAGGTTCTGAACTTGCAGCTAACTACATGCAATATAAATCTTCTAGAAAAGCATGGGAAGATAGTTATACAAAAGGTTTAGATCTTTTAGGATTTAAATACGAAAATCCAACACAACCGTTTCAAGGAGCAAGTGGTGCAACGCATCCAGTTCTTGCAGAAGCAGTTACACAATTTCAAGCACAAGCTTACAAAGAATTACTACCGGCTACAGGTCCTGTGCACACACAAATAATTGGACTTACAAATAGAGCTAAAGAAGAGCAATCAAACCGAGTTAAAGAATTCATGAACTATCAGCTCATGGATGTGATGAAAGAGTACGAACCCGAGTTCGACCAAATGCTTTTTTATCTCCCTCTTGCCGGCTCTGCGTTCAAGAAGGTTTATTATGATGAACTGCTTGGCAGAGCCGTCTCAAAATTTGTACCGGCTGATGATTTAGTTGTACCCTACACTGCAACATCTTTAGAAGATGCTGAAGCTGTAGTTCACATGATTAAAATGTCAGAAAACGAATTAAGAAAAAAACAAGTTTCAGGTTTTTATCAAGACATAGAATTAACACCTGGTTACAATGAAGAAACAGAAGTAGAGAAAAAAGAAAGAGAATTAGAAGGGATTAAAAAAACTAGAGACGAAGATATTTTTACACTTTTAGAAATTCATACCGACTTAGATTTAGAAGGTTTTGAAGATAAAGACTCAACAGGAGAACCAACAGGAATTAAACTTCCATATATTGTAACTCTTGAAATGGGTAGCAGACAAATACTATCAATTAGAAGAAACTATCAAGCTAATGATCCACAAAAACTTAAAATAGAATACTTTGTACATTTTAAATTTTTACCTGGATTAGGTTTTTATGGTTTTGGATTAATTCATATGATCGGTGGTTTGTCTAGAACGGCAACTACTGCGTTAAGACAACTACTAGATGCGGGTACATTAAGTAATTTACCTGCAGGATTTAAACAACGAGGAATACGAGTAAGAGACGAAGCACAGGCTATACAACCCGGCGAATTCAGAGATGTAGATGCACCTGGAGGAAGTATCAAAGATGCATTTATGCCTTTACCTTTTAAAGAACCCTCACCAACATTATTACAGTTGATGGGTA